ATGCCGCGTTACCTGAGCCTGTAGTGTTAGCACCTAAAGCACTTCTACCGACTGCTGAGTTACCAAGTCCTGTGGTGTTTCCTAATAAAGCATAAAGACCCACCGCAGTATTATCGGTTCCTGTGGTATTAGCACCTAAAGAGCTATAGCCAACAGCCGTGTTGTTGTCTGCGGTTGTGTTTGCTCCCAAAGCCGCCTGACCAATGGCAGTGTTAGAGCCTCCTGTGGTGTTAGCATCTAAGGCTGTACTACCTACAGCGGTGTTTAAAGCACCAGTAGTGTTTGAAAGTAAGGTTTCACACCCTACAGCTACGTTGTTAGCGCCTGTAGTATTAGCACCAAGCGAAGCATAACCCACAGCAGTGTTGTTATCAGCCGTTGTGTTGGCGTCTAGTGCTAGTGCGCCTATGGCTACGTTTGAAGTGCCTGTGGTATTGGCGGCTAAAGTGTTATAGCCCACTGCTGTGTTGTTAGATGCTGTGGTGTTGGCTTTTAACGCAAGCCCCCCAAACGAGGTGTTATTAGAACCTGTAGTTGTATAACGTAACGCATCACGTCCCATCGCAGTATTATAACTTGCTGTAGTTAAGGTACTTAAAGCATAAGCACCTAATACCGCATTGTTTGCACCTGTAGTAATAGACTGACCCGCTTTCATCCCGACAGCCGAATTAGAGTTACCCGTGGTTACGCCGCCCAGAGCGTCAACTCCTGCACCAGTGTTTTCTACAGCGGTAGTAATCGCATCACCTGCTCTAAAACCAATTGCCGTATTATTATCACCAGTAGTAATCGCAGTACCTGCCTCATCTCCCACGACAGTATTATAATTACCACCCGCGATGATGGAGTTACCTGCGTTTACGCCTGCGACAAAGTTAGATGTGCCTGCTGTTGTAGTTTCAATGCCGCCGACATGGGCTACGCCTGATAGGTAAAGGTCTTTAAATTTATAGTTGGGAACGCCTAAATCAATAGTTCCGTTACTGACAGTATTTCCCGTGTCATAAGGTGTAATTGCATCCTGCGAGTTCCAAAATAGAAGACCTACATCACCAGTACCTATATATGTTGAAGATAATTGAGTACCAATAGACCCTACAGTTGTGCCGCCTTTTTGGAATATTGCAAGGTCGCCGTCAGACGTGAGCCTGTTAAGCTGTAGGCTTACGCTACCGTCTGCTACATGTTGGGCAGTTCCATTAGGTTGTATTTGATGACCAGCAGTTCCAATGCCTGTGCTAGACTTACCCACCAACAGGTTGCCTGAGGAGTCTATGCGCATGCGTTCTGCGCTAACAGTTTCATCAGAAAACACTAATGAGTAATTATTAGAACGAACGGAATAATATCTTTGACTGTTTTGTAAGCCAATGCCAGTTGGGTTGGACGTTGTACTCTTAATATGCATAGCCTGACTAGGCGAGTTAGTGCCAATACCTACGTCTCCGCTGCCCGTGACTACTAAATCATCGCGCGAATCAGTATTATTGCGAACTCTCCACTTGCCATTATTGTTTGACATCTGAAAGCTATCACCATCAGCATCTTCTAAGGTAATAGCTGGCGTGGTGCTTACAATATGGATGGATTGTTCAGGGCTAGAAGTGCCAATACCCAAAGCCTCCGCAGACGCATCCCAGAAAAACTTAGGCGTTGTGCCTGTGTCCTCGTAGAATCTGATGTCTCCGTTGTTGTTGAACTTAGCAACACTTTTGCTGTTTACTTCAAATAAATGATAACCTGAACTAAGAGTAGAAATATGCTTATAAGCACCATTACTTGAGACTTGGACAGAACCACCACCGAAAGAATCAATGCTTAATGCACCAGCTCCTGTATTTACAACAGCATTACCATCAACAGTCAAACCATCCATCGTGGCGGTGCCAGTAACGTCTATGCCTGTGGAGGTGGTGGAGATTCGTGTAGTATTATCAAACTTTAATAAGGACGCGCCTCCATTGATAAACTGAGCGTACCTATGCGATCCATCGGCACTTTGGAAGTAGATATTGTCTGACGCTTGTATATAGAGATTACCTGTGCCTGTGTCATTTATAAAACTATTGGCTCCATCATGGTAAATCTCAAGATCACCACCCGCACCAAACTTAGCCTTGACGTTATCACCAAGATCTAAGCCGTCAGCCGTTATAGTGCCAGTAACGTCTATGCCTGTGGAGTTAACAACAAGAGGTGTAGTGTCTAACGATGATGACGCAGATAATCTAAAGTTAATTACCTGACCAACAGTGCTGTGGTCAATGTATGCAGCGCCTGTAGGTTTAAAGCGCACATAGTTGTTAGCAATCTCAGAGTTATTTACACCGAAGCGGAACAGTCCAGAAGTATCAGTATCACCAGTAACATCTATGCCTGTGTCTGTTGTTGAAAACTTAGTAACTCCATTGTAGCTAAGGTCAACAGAGCCGTCCTTTGCAAAGCCTGCCATGTTTTCGCCTACATCAGATCGGATCTGAAAGCTGGCTGCGTCAACCCTTAAATTTCCTGTACCTAAACCTTTAATATAACTGTGGCTGCCATCATGATAAATCTGTAGATCATCACCAGCACCAAAGGTAGCCTTGCCGTTGTCGCCTAGTGCTATGCCGCCGTTGGCTGTGATTTCGCCCGTAAAGGTAGCGCCCGAAAGCTCTGCCTTATCAGTGTTTAAGTTGGTAAAGTTAGCATCAACTTCGTTATTAGTTAGGGGCGAACCTTTGCCAGCCCTTGTCGTGATAGTAGCCATTGGAAGCCCCTTCTAATTAAGATGCGGTTAAAGTAATAGTCCAAGTTACTGACATAGTATCGTCAGCGGCTTTATTCACTACAGCAAACACTGTACGACAAAGCATAGTGCCACTAGATGCAGCGTTAAATACGCCAGCCTCTGTAACGGCTCCTGTGCCCTCTCCTGCTTCAAACGATGAAACGTAGGTAATGGTATTGCTAGAAGCAGAAGTGCTGTCTAACGCCTCCCTAGAGCCTAGAATCGACACTAGATCGGTCTGGCCTGAAGATGCAGCGGTAGTGCCTGAACCTAAAGCCATGTGCGACATCACACCGGCAGAAGTGCCACCCATGCGCGAGCAAATAAACTCAAGGCCGGAGCTAACCACCAAGTTATGTATCTCACGGCTTTCTTTTACATTGCCATTTTTGTCTTTCAATACTAGCGCAACATCACCGCTCAGCTTTAATTCTTCGTTAATCATAAATCACCTGTTAAAAAGTTCGGCTTGCGCCAACATAATCTTCTGAGAAATAGTCAAAGGCGCAATAACCCTGACTTCGTAAGGAACCTGTATCATTAGGCCCGATTGTATCACTAACCGCGCTCATACTAGAATAGGCAAAAGAATCCGATAAAGTAGACAAGTCTGATGTAACTTTTGTAAAAGTCATCTCTTGGTCGTCTTCAGCAGAAGCTTCACCGTCTAAGTCATCGGTTACCCCAGCAAGCTCATCAATAAACTTGTGAAAGCCCATAGTCTGATTTTCGCTGGCAGATGAATTATCTTGCAGTGCTTTACCGACTGCAAACGTATCAATCTGATCTGAGGTTAAACCAGAATCAGCCTGTACTGTGCCAATATCTAACGCGGCAGAATCCGCAGTGACTGAGCTATCAGATAAAGTCTTGCCAACTGATTGCGTTGCAAGATCGGTTACTGCCTGAGAGTCAGATAAAGACTTGCTTATAGACTTAACCTGAACATCAGATAGACCTAATACCTCAAAAAAGAACCTAAAGATTAGGAAGTCACCAACCTTAATGCTGGCAACGGCTTTCTTGAAACCTATCTCTGCAACGGCTTTCTTAAAAGCGACTATTGCGTTAATCATTAGAAGTCAGCTCTTAAATAGAAGTTTAGCACTGAAAATACCGTTTCTATTGTTCCACTAGAGTATGTGATTTCTATTTCGCCTTCGTAATACCCTGCATCAATGTCTAGCTGAGTGCCGGAAAAAGAGAAGATAGCAATGCCGTCTTGGAAATTGTCGCCTACGTCAGCCGCTGCTAGAGTAAAAAGGACTGTAGGGGTATCTTTAGCTCTAAACTTTAACGCGCAAGTGCCATTAGCAAAGTTGATTACGCTGCCGTCATCGTCTCTGGTCAATACAGCTTGTATTTGAGGGGCTTGGTCACCCTGTACTAATTGATAAATTCTCATGCATTACTCCGGCTTTGTAGGCCATATTATATCATCTAAAGATGTAGCGGCTGCGTAAGTTTCGGGAACGTCTCGCAGTGCTTGCCGGTAAACTGCCCATTCTGTTTTCTTTGTAGTGGTTAGCGGAGTGTCTGGGAACTGCGTCCAATCTGATCCCGCTATTGCAATATCTCTAAGACCCCTAACATTCGACCAATAAATTTCAGACGCAAAAATCCAAGCGTTATTTGCCCATTGATGCCAATCGTCAGTAGCGGCATCTCTTGTTTGCCACCCTGCGTCCCAGTACCAAGTGTTTAAAACTTCTTGATCGTCAGAGTTGTGATCAATATGCCTAGCAATGCATTCATTGTAAGTCTCGCCATCTACATACATATCATCAACAGCAGGGCTAATAGTGTACGCCACTTCACCGTTAATTTTAACCATTGCTACCTTTATCATGTAAAAGTACCTATTAAATTTGTTTTAAACCCGCCACCAAAAAGTGACGATGTAGGGGTGCCAATAATAAATGATGGGGCTAATTGATGTTTAATTGTATTGTTACCGTAATCCCAAACAACAAAATAGGAGAAAACGGCAGACAATTGGCTGTTAATTTGGCCAATTCCTAAATCAGCTTTTCCTGTCATAAGAGCATAGACTCCACTCATACTAGGAACATTCATTGTTGAAGCGGTACTGGTAGACGTAATAAATTCAAAAGATACTTGCTGGACTCGAAAATTGCCGTTGTTGGAATTAAAAGCAGGATCGCCATTAACCTTGTTAACTAACAATCCGTGATCAGGATTATTATTAACGGGCATATCAACGGATCTAACTGCAATAATCCAGCTAATCGACTTTAAGGTTGAGTCATTAACGGCCTGCTGGAAAAAGAACTTGTTAGTGCTTGCTACATATTTGAAAGTTAAGCCAGTCACGCCGCTTTCTGTAACTGCTTTAGCAAAAATAACGTAAGATGCTGGAGTGTTAGCTGGAAGATCTACAGTATTTTGAGTGTTTCCGTAGCTAGAGCTAACTGTCCCGCTGGCAAATACTGCCATATTGTCATAAATTCCGTCAATTTGAATAAAGCCAGATTCGTTTTCGCAAATAATTCCATAACTCATACTCTAAACACCTCTACTTCATAAGCTAAAGATGAACTGCCAGTGTTAACATGCTTAAACAAGTTTGTTCCCATTTCTAAGCGGCCAGTATAATTTACAGTAATTCTGTCATTTAGACCCCAAGTTCCGTCATTTGACATTCCAGAAACTGTAATGGTCGTTGTAGAGTTTCCAGCAGTTGTACCTGTGTAAAGGGCTACAAAACGCACCTCTCTATCAGTAGTATCTAACCTGACATTCCCGCTCGCATCCCATACGTTAAGACCATAAGCCATTAGGCAAGATTCCCTAACTTAACTCTAAGAGTAGACCCTTCATAAATTTTTATAACGTCCGATTCTATCTCCATTCTTGAGCCAGTTGCCGCAGATTTAATGCTAATTCCTGCGCTTGCCGTTCCTGAGATATTAACCTGACTAACGTCAATAGTACCTGTCTTCAACAAGCCGCCATTAATGGTAGTTATCTCAGAGCTTGACGCATTTGCAAGCTCGCTGTTTAGGTTGGTAAACGTCACCAATCCGTCAAATTGAACGCTATTAAAGGGAGTGTTAAACGTTCTGGTCTGCGTTCCATCAAACTCAGCTTCAGTGACATGCCAGTAAGTGGCCCAGTATTTAGCGTCACCACCTGTATTGGTTGGCGGGGTAGTTGACCAGTTAGCGGTTAATCCTCCAAATGATCCTGTATTAAAAACAAACTCAGTTGCGCTAGGAGAGGACGGAGCCGATGCCTGAGAAACCGAATAATAAAGATAGCCGTCCGCACTTCGTATGCCAGCGGCTCCATTAGTTCCGTCAGTTCCGTCAGTTCCGTCAGTTCCGTTAGTTCCGTCTGTACCGTCTGTACCGTCTGTACCGTTTGAGGCAAGAAGCTGCGGGGCAGACCAATCACTTGTTCCAGTTACTGAATCTGTAGAACTTGTCGATGTAGCTATTGCGTTACAAACATATAAATTGTCAGTTCCTGCGGGGACAGTTCCAGTAAAGCTATTGCCCAAATCATTATTATTAAACGTAGCAGTGCTAAACGTCCAAGTTCTTGTTGTGCTTGGTTTGTCTGTTACGGTAGAGCCAGATCTTTTGTAAGCGTAAACAACAGCCGTATTAAATCCATTAGTTCCGTCTGTACCGTCTGTACCGTCAGAACCTACACTTCCTAAAATATTAGGTGCCGACCAATCAGATGCAGCAACAGAATCAGTTGCACCTGACGATGAAGCAACAGCAGCGCAAATGTAAAGGTCATCTGATCCTGAAGGAACTGAAGCAGTCCAGCTATTTCCTAAATCATTGTCGTTAAATGTTGCCGTAGAAAATGTCCACGTTCTCGCCGTTGCCGGCTTGTTTGTAGAAGCTAAAGCTGATGCTGAACGCTTGTATGCATAAACAGGTGCGGTATTTATTCCATCAGAACCATTATCTCCGTCAATTCCGTTGCTGCCGTTTTGAACAAACAAGATTGGAGAAGTCCAGCTTAAAGTAGCATCTGTACCTGTAGCTCCTGCTATTTGAGCTTGAGTTGTTGATGCATAGATTGGATCAGTTCCTGACGGAATAGATGCAGACCAATTTGAGGGGGCAGTAATTGTATTGTTTGTAAAGTTGTAAGAGCCTCCAGAAGGAGCCGATGGCGATGAAGACGATCTTTGATAAACAGGAAAAACAAATGTACTTAATCCGTTTGCCCCATTAGTTCCATCGGTTCCATCGGTTCCGTCTGTGCCATTACCGCCATTTTCTGCAATTATTACAGGTGTAGACCAAGTTCCTGCCGTAACAGTGCCGGTATCTCCTGATACGGAAAACTGGAATGTGGCTTGATAAATTGGATCAGTTCCAGTAGGCACGGCAATAGACCACCCGCTAGGAGCGGTTAACGTGTTTGTGCCAAAGTTAAACGTACCACCTGTAGGTGCTGAAAGCGCAGTTGCAGACCGCTTAAATATTGGAGCTGTAAAAGTAGAGGTTCCGTCAGAGCCGTTAATAGCTTCGGCATTAGTGGTCGCATTAACCACGCCTGTAAATGCTGACTTATTGCCGCTGTAGTCCACTGACTTAAACTTGTAGTAGAAAGCAGTAGCATCAGCAATGCCACCGTTTAAGAATTCAGTTACTGCGCTAAATCCACCGCCTACAGTAGCCACTTCAGCATAAGTGCCGCCTGAAGAAGTTGATCGATAGACTTCTACGTTAGAAAAGTCCTTGTCAGCAGGGTTAGTCCACTTTAGGCTGATTGACTTATAACCAGCCGTAGCTGATAGAGATGTGGGAACTGCTGGTGCAGTAGTATCGCCCGTTGCTGATACGTTAGCTGTTGCGTATGAGCTGCGAACGCCAATGTCATTGATTGCGCGAACCCTAGTGTAATAAAGCTGACCGCTAATTAGAGGCGATATAGTATGCTGCAAGCCGTCAACGTCTACAGTGTTCCATGTGGAACCATCTGTTGACCACTGGTAATCATACCGAACGACAAAAACATCCGCGCTGGCAACCCAAGTAGATGTTATCTGTGGGACTATATTTCCATCATTATTGACGGTGGTGGATGCTGTGCCAGTAAAAGAAGTAGGAGCAAAAACACTGCTGCCGTTATATAGGCTTACTTCGCCACCAGATAAATAATCTTCTTCGTCAGAAGCTGCCCAGTCATATATTTCAGAAGCCGTTTCTATCGCGCTGACATTGACTATAATCTCTCCCTCCAGGCTGAGATCAAAGCTATAACCTAATACGTCAAAGACTTTTGATGTCCATCCAATCTTGGCGTTGGTGATCATAATAGTATCACCCGCTTTAAACTTTAAGGCGGCAAGGTTGCAGGGAACTGTAATCTGAGTCTGCTGTCGTGATTGTAACAAGGCCAATTTAGCCAGACGCTGCGCTCTAACGCTACTGGTCGTAAAAGGCAAAGGCATATCAAGGTAAATAGGATCGCCATCAGCCGCGCTGTAGGTGCTGCTAATAACGGAAGGATAATCGGCCAGAATATAGTTATCTTCAGAACTTAAAAATACGCCTTTCACGCCATTGTAAATACTGCGTCTGCTTTGCTTTGTTTGAATTGATACAGCGGCAACCATTACAGATTCATCAATGGTTACTGTTGGGGCTGTGTAGGCTGCGCCAGAGATAAAGTATTCACCGCCAGAATGAATGAGCCTGCCTGCCATCGATGACAATAGTGACTCAATGTTATCTTGCCTTGAACTGCCTGTATTTAATACGCCATCACAGACGTATCTGTTTTGAGTCCCGCCAGCAGTTAAAGCAACTTGTTGATCACAAAGAACTTGAGCCGTAGATAATGCAGTAGCGTTAATGTTTGCGGTGACTTCGGCCAGACCGTATTTAGTATCAAGAAGATAATCCCGAACAATTAAAGCGGGATTCTGAGTCCATACTGTCGTTGCTGTCGTTGGGTTATAAACTTTTTTCCCGCGAACGATTGCAGATACGTTGGGAAGTCCGTTAGCAAACTGTTCAGCATCATATTCTAGGCGAACATAAATATAGGCTGTATCTAATAGTTTGTGATCGGTAGTCCACTGTGATGACGCGGAAACCAGAGTTGAGTCTGCTGTTGTTTGAGTCCCATCATGTAAACCAAGGTAAACGTAAGTTCCCCAGCTACCAACAAAACTGCCGCCATCCCAAATCTTCTGATCATTAAAATAGATTTCTTCATAGGCATCAATAGCATGACCAGCTATAGCAATGACCATGTGCATGAATTTGTTTTCTTCTCCAGTTGAGTCTAAATAAACAATCGACCCGCCAACTCTAGCCCTACCATACACTATCTTTCTAGTGGAGGCAGGTTCTCGCACCGTCATAGTCGTTCCAGACATTTGCTGACCCATTGACGGAGTAGGCATCAACGCCCTAGAAACCATAGAGAGTCCAGCACCAATAGCAAACGCTGCCGCAAAAGACCCTAAAGCCCCAAGCCCAAAAAGGCTTAAACTTGCTGCTGCCGCCCCTGCTGCTGATGCTAATCCTGCTACTGCTGCAATTGCCATTTTATCTACCTAGAAATTTAGAATAAACGCGCTCTATCAGATCAAAGCCCATGCCAAGCATTAGGCTATCAAATGGAATATGCACCTTTGTATTAATCATTAGCAAGGAAACGCCACGCTCCTTACAGTAATCTTCTGCAAACTTTATTAGCTTATAGCCTGTTGCTCCCGCCCTGCTATCTGGAAGTACAAACAAAACATCATTATTTGCAAACTTGTGGTCTTGATAATGAATGCTTTGTGAAACCATCAGGACAAAATAACCAACCAGTGTTCCGTTATCTCTTGCTGTAAATATGGTAAGAATCCCAGCAGCGTCTAGTTTAGCGTATTCTTTCCAGTTTGGGTTTAGCTTTATCTCGCCTTGGTTTAACGCTACCAATTCCCAATGCTTATCGAGCAAAGGTTTGATCTCATCCTTTACGTTCGCCATACATTCGTGAGCAATAGTAATCAATTGGCTTACCTAAAAGGAAATGAGCTGATGTTAGTGTTTGTATTCATTGATGCAGGCGAAGGCCGACCCCAGACAATTTCTTTCTCTTGAATCTTAGCGACAAATTCAAAACCTTTATCTGTGGGGTGTTCAATCTTTTGATCTTCTGCGGTGTAACGCCTAACAGCCGTTCTTTGAAATGCAATTAGCTTATTCTCTGCCGTCACTGTAATCGTAGACGTATCGCCAGCATCCGCAATCGTCATTACATCCATAAACCCGCTAAACAATATAACAGGGCTAGAAATTAGATCACCGTTTTCATCAAATGCGCCTAGACGGATAGTCATCGGCCTGCCTTGGTACGGTTCATCTCTAGCCAAAGTCAATAATGATGCCTTGATACCCGCTAATGTAACGCTTGCCCCGTTAGCTGTTAGATCACTTGTCTCTTGTATAGAGGCAATGTTTAACAAATCCCCCGCACCCAAATAGGTGTTGGAGTTGTAGGCTAAATCACCGTAACCAGACCACAAGAAAATGCTTCCAGATGTAAACTCAAGATCAAGCAGGTAGATTGGTCGCACTAATTCAGCGACTGCAACCGCCTGCATTTCGGTGCTTAATACTCTGCTCATTATAAAGCCTCAGTAAATGCGAAACTAAACCCATAAATTGACGCAGCGTCAGTAGACCAACCTATATCGTTACTCGATAAACGCCATAAGCTTTTAGGTAAGGTAAAGTCCAAAACAGTGCCAGTAGTAACCGCTGCCCTTAATGGGGGCTGAAAGTTTAACGTCCCTGCGCCAGATGCCTTATCTGACGTTACCATGTAAAGGTAATCACCGACTTGAAAATAAGTGCCTGCCGTAACCGCAGTTGCAGCTACTGAAGTCGTAAGAGTTTCAGATCTAACAGCAGCCGTTCCCGTTGTCGTACTGGTTGCTGTACTGGTATGCAACGGATGACCGAACGTAAACGTACCAAAACGGCCTTTTAAGCCTACTATAAAAGCCTCGACTGATCGTGCCTCTGCGTGAGTCAAAGGCGGTAGTGACACCTCTGCTTCCCATATAGCCCCTTGATGTGTATACACCTGCTGATCATAAGTAAACGGTGATGAAGTAACAGCGACCGCCCGTTTTAATCGCAGGCTAATTGACTGCAATCCTACATTTGGAAATGCTAAAGGCATTTTATGCTCCCACTAAGGCTTTGCTGAATCCACCACCGCGCTGTCTTGCGTCTGCAACTGCACCTTTGGCGGCATTGGCTATCTGTGGCATCAGTGTAGCAATTTCTGCACGAACTGTCTGCTGCACGCCTGTAGTGACGTTAATGGTCTGGTTAACGGTAACGCCGCCACCACCAATTCTGTTGTTAGGTACAATTGACCCTTGCGAGTTAGGCACGAACATTTCTGGCCCGCGCTCACCTACCATGTAGGGCGCCCCGTTCTGGACTGAGCCGCCAATAGCTCTAGGGGCAAAGTTGCTAGTATTAAACGGGTCAGCGCCACCTAAAGATGAGCCATACCCGGCAGATGAATTAATGCGTGTCTGGGGGTCAAAAAAGCCAGTAATCGCGCCAAATGCAGCATCAACAATATACTTTTGAATCAGCATTTTAATCAGGCTATCTACTACGCTTTTTGCCATAGACTTCATGGCATCAGCGAAGTTAGCCGCTCCAGTTACGCCAGCCGTTAGAGCATCAGTCATGCCGTTCAGACCTTGCTTGGTAAGGTTCTGGATGTTTTCTTGCATTGATGGCAGTGAATCACTCCACGATTTAAACCCAACCTGCAAGTCGTTTGTAGTCTTAACTAAAGGCGTTAGTACATTTGGCGCAATTTCGCCAAGCTCTTGAATAGTCCTTAGAAGGTCATCAAAGAAAAGGTTAGTATCATCCATGTCAATAATTCCGCCAAGACTGCTGGCGAATTCTGAATTACCTTCAGATGCTTTTTGAAGCTGTCCGTAAAGAGCTACATATTGCGTGCCGAGCCTCTGTATATCTGCTTTCTGAGCAACTAAACCGCCATCTGTAATAAACTCCCAAATACTTGGAATGCCGCCATCCTCCAAGTCACCTATCTGATCGCCAAGCTCTGACATTTCCTTAGCAATGCCTTTCATCTGGTTCTGAATAGACCTAGTTTCAAAACCGGTGAAGAAATCATTTGCTTTGTTGATTACAGTATCAAGACCTTCAGCAAACTTATCTAACGCGCCCAAAGTGACTTTTACACCTTCTAAAAAACTGACAGCCATAGATTGAGCCAGCTTTTCTATGCCGCCTTCAGCGTCAGTAGTTCTGATAATGAAATTAGTAAACTTAGTAACAATCTCATCGATAGCTGGGGCAAGTGCTGCTGAAAATTGATCTTTTAAGCCTTTCACGATAGAAAGCAATTTGGTGATTGAGTCGTTAGCCTTTTCTACGCCCTGCGCCGCTTCAGTGGACATAGTTAAGCCAAGCATCTTAGCTTCGCCTAGCAATTCCTTTAGCCCGTCACTGCCTAGCGCCAAGGTGTTTACAAGTGCAGCACCTTCGGAGTCGAACAGTTTAAAGGCAAGACGCAACTGATCCGATTCGTTATCAACCTTCCCGAATGCGTCAGCCAGTGCAATCATGCGCTGATCTAGCGGCATCCTGTTTAGCTCTTGAGCATTTAGCCTAAGCTCTTTAATTGCGCCCTTAGCCTCTCCCGTTCCTTTAGCTGCTTCCGCTGTTCTTCGCGTAAACCTCTGTAAGGCCATGTCCATAGTATTCGTTGATACGCCTGTAATCTCAGCAGCGTAGCGCAAACCGCCAAGAGCTTCAGTAGTTGTGCCAATCTTATTAGCGGTCTTAGACAGGGTATCTGTGGCGTCTAAAGATTTTTTTATTAAGTAGCCAAATCCAGTAACACCGCCAACGCCTATTAGGGCAGTCTTCATGCTAAAGATAGACGCGGTTATACCTTTTAATGCACTACCAACTGCGCCAAATGCGGGCTTAGTTTTATCAAAAGCCTTAATTACAATGCTTACATTTTCAGCCATTAGATTCACTCATCAGTTGGAAGTAAGCCACCCATTCATAAAAATGATTAAGTGGCATTTGTTCAGCTTCTTCAATACTTATGTGAAGCCGATCAGCCAAGGATAATAGGTTTACCCTAAACGGATCGGCCTTTAGTTTTTTATTGCATCCTCTACCGATTCAATCTGAGCAAACATCTGGTTAGCAATCTCAGAGATTACCGCAGTTTCTTCACCCATCAAGTCAATACGATCTTCAGCAGAACCAAAAAGCTTGTTGCCGCCTTCGTCTTCAGCCTTCATGCAGATCAGATCAACCATCGATCCAATAGTGGTGTTGGTTAGAAAGTTCGGGTGTTTCTTCTGTAGCTGGTCTAAGTCATAGCAAGTAATGCTTCTGCTGAATAACTTAAACGGCCCAGAGTCATCACCCCATTCAGGAACCAATACTGTGCGCGCCTCTAACTTTCTTCTGTCTCTTAACTCTTTAGCTAGTCCCATGGTTTTCCCCTTAGTTGGTTATGCTTGTGCTTCGGTTACTGCTCCGTTGCATTGGATTGAAAAACTAGCCTCTACCATACCATCAAACGCGCCAGTTATAGAACGTGACGTTACGATTCCATTTCCAGAAAAGAAAGTTTCGCCGGAGCCGGTGCCTGTAGGATAAATTTCAAAGTCAACAGATGCGCGCTCATCAAGCACTAGCTGTTGTGCGTCTGCCTCGTCCCAGTAAACCTCGATTGATACGGTGTTAGAGCCTAAGCCCTGCTTGTAAGATCTGAAAGTGTCACCCATTACTGAATCTTCAATAGTGTCTGCTGAGCCTTCAAATGTATACGAACGTACTTCACCAACAACGGCTACAGTCGTCCCAGCCAATTGCATTTTTACAACACCAGATGCGCCTGTTTTAGTCGCCATGATAATACCTCTATATTAAGTTTAAGTTGTGCCGCGAGTGTATTGGTACAAAACGCGAATTGTCATTATAACCCCACCAATGGGATCAATAGAACCTTCATCAATCTCAATGCGAGTAACCTGCGTATCAAGGGCAAAGCCCCCACGCAAACGATCAACATCAAGACCTTCTTCGATTGCTTCAATTATATCATTTCGGGCGCTGTCAATCACTGCGCCTTTAACATAGCAAATTAGCTGGTAGTCTATATTTGCCATGCGCTGAGTCATAGACCCGCCCAGACTTGAATCACCACGTTCCTCGCCCGCGCTCCTAACCAAGATGGCAGGGTATTGAGCGTTTGATAGTTTCTGAAAGTCAAACGGCTCTCTTGTAACGTGCTTAACGCTTACCGGAGAACTGATCGCCTGCAGGGTAGACACAAGGTTTTCAGCTATATTTTCTCTAATACTCATTTTAAATACCTAAAGAATACTTTGCCAAGCCTCTTTTCCTCGTCTTTATTAAACCCGAAGAAAGGGCGCGTCTTGTTATTCATCGCCGCCTTCTTAGACTCTGTGGCACGAGTAAAGAATATCTCAGCTTGCTGCGCACTTGATTTAACAGTCATCGAAGATAACATTTGGCCTGTAAACGATAGGTCTACATTAGACACATTCCGTCCATTCTTCGCCCTGAACCAGGTGTACTCCTCACTGTACGGCGCAAAATCAAGCCCGTTAATCTGCTCGCCTTTAGCCGTCCTATCTTCAATGATAGTTAAGCCGACCTGCCCAGTAATCAGTAATGCGCGCTTTACACTATCAGATAGCTGCTTGCCTTTCTTGCCTATTTGCCTAGCAACCTTCTTGGCGTTGGAGCCAACCTTTATTTCCATTATCTGACAAGCCGGCCATGGTTAACGGGTAGCTTTTCATCAGCTTCAATCGTGCCATTGTTATCGTCATCGTATTCAACACCGTCTTGAAATACCGCCTCGATCTCTTCACTGTATCGGGCTTTGTAGAATTCAATCATGCCCTGGAATCTGTCGCCATCGACCCAGTTAGTTAACTGCGGTAATGCGTACTTCCATAGGACTAAATAAGCAGATGTTCTAGTCCACTGCGAATCTGTTAAGTAATTAGGGATCAGCTCACCAGATAAACCGCGCTTTTCCCACCAGCGGTTTCTGATTTCTCGCTCAATATCTGATTGTGCTTTTGCGTGTTCTTGACTGAATGAGTCTATGCCCAGAGAAAGTATGTCGGGCAATAACTGCAATAAATCTGCATCTGTTGAAAATGCCATGTTCAAACCTCAGTAAAACCCCACCCCCCGAAGAGGGCAGGGAATCTATTACTTAAAGTGCAGTATCGAAAGTCATCTTGACACCGAAAGTATCGTCCAGCTCACCAACACCGTAGACGGCTGTGGCGTTAAGCTCAAATGCGCGCAGAGATGCGTCACGTTGCGGCTCAATGTTGAAGTCTTTTTTCAGTGCAATGGCAAGTGCTTCTGGAGCGAATACCGCGCCAATAGAATCGCCATCACCATCGATGGCAATGTTAGCAGACTCATAGACATTCATGCCTGCAAGTTGACCGACATAAGCGTTACGCATAGCTTCGTTCTGCGCGTCACCACCATTCGGATTAGCGAAGGTGTTAGTCAAGCCAGCTTTAAGCTGATAAGCAACAAACGGGTGAACAACAGCAGAAATTGCGCCGGTAACTTTATTAGCGCGCAAAGTAGCAGCTGCCTTAAAGAGATCAGCTACAGTGATTTCTGCACCGGCAGAACCCAGACCGCTAGAGAAGCCGGTAAAGAGAGCAAGCAAGTCCTGATCCATCTTAGTAGCAATGGCGTTACCAAGAACGGTGCCAAGCTCGACAGCAGGGTTACCCGCGCCCATTGTGGCCAGATCAGTCAGGACAACTTGTGCGCCAACTTCACCAACAGTTACAGAAACGGAGCTGGTCGAGACAGTCGTTGAAGTCAAATCCACCGCCTCGGTCAGATCGCTGGCGCTGATTGCTGGGTACTTTGGAATCTGAATAGTCTTTCCAGACTGTGATCCGATATTGTACTGAGTAACAAGGCCCATCATTAGGGACTGCTCTTCAGCGGTGAAACGCGCCTGCGCAATAATGTTTACAAATAGATCGTCTAGGGTGGCACTAGTAGTTGCGGCCATGATTTAAATCCTCAAAAGATTAATAGTTAAATAGTAAGTTAGGTTTGTCAGGTTGCTTTCTTTTTCATTGCAGCGAAGGCTTCTTTACCGCCCTCATTCCAATTAGCAACCATATCAGCCACAGATGCAGACTTCTGTGTGGAGCCACCAGCGTTACCCTGACTGCCTGAACCACCTTGAGAGGCTCGGACATGATGAGGATTGGCCGTTAAGAATTCCGACACCAGCTCACCAGTTGACAGCAGAATTCCGCTATCATTGTATCTTGGCGTGCCTTTGCTGTCCAAAACTTCCACATTGCCATCTTCAGACAGCCGGAGGTTTTGCCGCAACAGGGCCGAAACTTGTTCAGGATTTACAGCGTTATACTGACTCGCAGAACTCAACAAAGCGCCATCCACCAATGTGGACTGAAGCTTGCTTTTATAACTTTGTATTTCCAAGTCTTTCTTTTCAACAGTTGACTTCAAGAGAGTGTCGAATTCGCCGCGTGATTTCTGGCGCTCAACTTCTGCATCTTCCTTGTCCTGCAATAGCTGTTTGGCTTCGTTTATATCAATGCCAGATAGCTGCTTTTCAAACTTTCGTTGCTCTCGGCCTACTCGCTCCGCAACAACGCGGTCCATGTCTGCTTGAGTAAATGTCTTTTCCTGATTTTCTGTTGCTGCTGTTTCAGTATCAGCTTGTTGTTCCATGTTATCTTCGCCCATGTCGCGTGCCTCTAAAAGAGTAGTTGGTGAATTTAAATTGTATCATATGTTTTTTATTTCTTTACTTTCTTCTTTTTCTTCGGACGGCCTACCTTGCTGCCGTATGTTCCTGCACCTTGTGGCATGATTATTCCTCGAATACACCTCTAAAATGATGACGGCAATTATAGCCGCCTCGAACCACGAAAGGATCACCGCTTATCTTGCCTGCCCAACTGCCAGACCAAGCCTCAGTGACTTCTTCTTTGGTGAGAACCTTGCCAACGTGCCTACCACAGAATTCTCTAGTAACGCTATCGTCAGGGCCGAAATACTTAAACTTGGTTGCTCCTGCATCAATGGCTATCTTCGTGTTCACCGTTGCATCAAACTGCATTAGCGAATCATGCAAAGACTGGCTGGCATAACGGCCTAGCTCAGAGCTAACTGAAGCTTTGATTGTAGCTACGCTTAGGGCAAATGTCGTGCCAACTAATGTATTCTCATATAGCTCTTTAGAAACCACATCTAGATAGTTCTGGCCTAAGTCCTCAAATCCCTTAAACGTCATCGACTGAAGCTCAGAGATCACGCTAGGGTCAAGCTTTGAGACATTGCCATACGTGTTGAGCATAGCGGCAACCTCGTTAGCTACCACCGTGTACTCTCTTACCAGCCCATCTACCGTAGCCAAGTATTCAGACTCAATAGCCTGCCTTAGCTCAACCCTTGCTTTAATAGCCCATTCCAGATCAAATAAAGCGCCATCTTTTAAAGGGGCAGTTGCCATTATGTCGGTAATACGGTTTTCAAGCGTTACCAGGGCAGCGGCCAACTTTCCCTGATGGCCTTCCGCTCTAGCGATTACTGACCGTAGCTGGTCAACATCTTCAG